TTTCTGTTGCTGGCGCTAACGACACGCTCACGGATAGCAGCAGTGCGATGCAGATCGGTACCGACACCGGCGGCGGCACGTACACGGACGCGACCCTGGACGAGGTGGCGGTCTATGCAACGGTGCTCTCGGCGGCCCGGGTGCTCGTCCACTACGAGGTTGGAATCGCCCCCACCGAGTCGGCGGTCTATCAGTCTGACCGGCTGCGCAAGCTCGGCCGCAGGATCACGTAAATGCCTGCCATCGCTTTCAACAGCGCCGGGGCTGGCGCATCTTCTGAGACCAGCGGCGCAGCTGTCTCGCCCGCCTCGCCGGCGACAGTCATCCCGAATCAGATCCTCGTGATTCACGCCTACTTCGAGGGCACGGCGACGGCGCCCTCGACTCCGACGGGCTTCACGCTCTTGTCCGGGCCGCATGTCATCGAAACCACGATCGGACGCCACTGGCTCTACGGAAAGATCGCCGACGGATCCGAGGACGGCGCGGCGAACGCGCTCGGATCCGCAGCCGTGACGACGATGCGCTCGGGTCGCTGCTACTCGTTCGACGGCTACGAGGCGGGGACGCTCGAGGAGATAGTGCGTGGCTTCGTGCCCATCTCCGCCAACTCCTCGACGCCGGGGATGCCGACGGTAACGACGACGGTGCGAGGAGGGCTGGCCGTCTCCTGTGTCGCCGTAAACGACAACAACGCGGTCGCAGCTGCCACGGGTGAGTCGGGCGGTGACTGGACAGAGGCAGTGGCCGACTACACGGTGGCCCTCACGCCTGGTCTGACCCTCGAACTTCAGACGGCCACGCCTACCGCCAACCCCGGAACGATCTCCGGCGGCACCACGAACATCACGAATGCTGATCCAGTGGGGATTCTCGGCTTCGAGATCCGGCCCTTCCCTCACGCGAGTTTTGATCCCCTGGCTGGTCGGACGCATCCGAGGAATCTCGTCTGATGCCGGGCGTACCGGGCAGATTCCTTCCTGAGCTCCCCGAGCTCCAGGCGTACCTCGTCAGCATCCCCGAAGCGGGCGTTACCGAGACGGCGGGTGTCGGCGGGGCGGTAGCAGCGGGCGTTGCGCCTACGACGGCAACGACGCTATCCGTGCAGGGCGCGCTCGGAGGCGGCCCTGCTCCGGCGGCGACCACCTCACTAACGCTCGCGGGCGCCGATGCCACAGGTCGCACGCCCGCTCCGGCTGCGCCCGTCACCGCACAGGGCGCAACGGCCTTCGGAACTTCTCCGAACCCTTCGGCGGACGTGCCGCAGGGAGGCGCACCCGCCCCTGGCACCGGGCCGGCGGCGGTCGTTGGGCTTACGGCCCAGGGCGCGACCGCCGGCGGCAACGCTCCGGGTGAGTCCGCGGACTTCACGCAGACTCCGACACCGGGCGGTGGCGTAGCGGCAGGCAACACGCCTACGGCGGCCGTAGCATCGGCTCAGGGCGGCGCGTCGGGACAGGGAACCACGCCCGCGCCGACTGTCTCCGTACAGAGCCAGGGCGCGCTTGCAGGCGGCAACGCGCCCACGGAAGAGACCGCGATCGCGGAGACTCCGACACCGGGCGGCGGTATCGGCGCGGGGCTCGGGCCGACGCCCAAGATCGACGTGCCGCAGGGTGCGACGGCGAGCGCGGGCACTGCGCCGATCGTCACGGTCGAGCTCCTCATCCAGGGCGCGATCGCCGCAGGACGTGCTCCGACCGAGGACACGTCAGGGCCGCAGTTCCTGGAAGCCATCTACACGGGCAGGATCGCGGACGGCTTCAACGGCGACCCTGACCACGGCGAGAGCGGGCTGATTGCAGTCGGCGTAGGAGGTGAGGTCGAAGAATGAGCCAGGTCATCACGTTCGAGGACTTCCAGCCATCGCCGCGCTACGACAGCGTGCCGTGGTCGGAAGTGCAGATCTCGGAAGGCACGACATCGGCTGGCCCGTGGACGCTGATCGACACGCTTGCGATCTCGCCCGTCGATTCCGACCCTGCACTTCCCGCGTTCCGCGACTTCACGACCGCGAACGCCTCCGACGACCCCGACCTCTGGTACAGGCTGACGTTCTTCGATGCGAACGGCGACTTCGCACTGCCGACCTTCCCCGTCCAGAACACCGAGGACGACAGGCCCATCTACGCCAGCATCACGGAGCTGGCTCAGGTGCTCAGGGTGTCCGGGTCAAGCCGCTCGGCTGCTCTGCGTCGCGTGCTGGAGTCGGCCTCGATGGAGATCGACTCGGAGATCGGCACCGCAGATGTCAACGGCACGGAGCTGCCGTACGGTGCCCCGCCGGCCATCGTCTCCGAAGTCGCACTCGAGCGCGCCGTCGAGCACTGGCAGCAGATGCAGTCCCCGTTCGGGATTATAGGCGTTGGCGACACAGGGGCGACCTACACGGCGCGCGATAGCTGGGATCGCCACGCGCACAAGCTAGCGCCGCTCAAGGCCAGCTGGGGCCTCGCGTAGTGGCAACAGTCGCGGCGATCATGGATGCGCTCGCAGAGCAGATCCACGACGAGCTCTGCGGCACCGCGAATGTGCCGATCCCCGATCTCCAGGTGGATGGCCGCATGGTGCCGAGCCCCTCACCGCCCGCGGTGGACATCTACCCCGCCGACCCGTTTCAGGAGCCGCTGGCGATGGGGCCGGGGAACAACATCGTCTACCTCACCGTGCGAGCCCGTGTCCACACAGCTGACAACGAGTCGGGTCAAGACCTTCTGCTCTCGATGATGGATCCCGAGGCCTCGACGTCGATGGCGCAGGCGATCCTCTCGGACAAGACGCTAGGCGGCGTTGTCGGCAAGCTTCACATCAACGAGGGCCCGTCGGCCTTCGGCGTCTTCCAGGACACGGGCGGGGACGGCAACCTGCTCGGCTGTACCTGGACTGTGCGGGTGATCCGATGAAGGTTCTGATCCTCGGCAACGCGCCCTGGTGCCCGAGCGGGTACGCGGAGCAGATCGCACTGCTGGCTCCCCGGCTCCAGGCGCTCGGCCACGAGGTCGCGATCGCGGCCAACTACGGAATCCAGGGCACCATCGTCCCCTGGTCTTCGCCGGACGGCCAGCAGTTCGTCGTCTATCCGGCACATGGAGACCAGGGCAACCACTCTGTCGCCTACTACGCCGAGCACTTCGGAGCCGACGTCGTCCTGGCGCTGCTCGATGCCTGGCCGATGAAGCCGAAGGCATGGCCGGACGACTTCCGCATGGCGATCTGGGCGCCCGTCGACCACTACCCCGTCCCGCCGCTCGTCGGTGCCGTTCTGAAGAGCGAGAAGGTTCAGCCGATCGCCATGTCGCAGTTCGGCCGCGACTGGATGGAGCGCCTGAAGCTCGACCCGCTGTACGCGCCGCACGCCGTCGACACGCAGATGTTCCGGCCACAGCGCGAGATCCGCGATGCGGTTCGCGACGACATGGGCATCCCGCGAGATGCCTTCCTCGTCGGCATGGTGGCAGCCAATAAGGGCTGGAACAGGCAGGTATCGCGCAAGTGCTTCCCGCAGGCGTTCGAGGCGTTCGCGCGGTTCTCGGCTCGCCATGACGACGCCTGGCTCTACGCGCACACGGACGCCACCGGACGCTCGGGTGACGGCACTAACCTGGAATCGCTCGTGCTGGCGATGAACGGGCTCGACGAGAGGCCGGGGCGACTGCTCGATCGCATCCGCTTCCCGTCCGAGCGCGAGGTGCTGATGGGGCTGCCGCGGAACTTCCTCGCGGCTCAGTACGCAGCCTTCGACGTCCTGCTGAACCCGTCGATGGGCGAGGGATTCGGCGTGCCGATCATCGAAGCGCAAGCCTGCGGTATCCCGGTCATCGCATCCGATCACTCTGCTATGTCCGAGCTCACGCAGGCGGGCTGGCTCGTCGGTGGCGATCCCTGGTGGGACGCGCTGCAGGACTCGTTCGCGTTCATGCCTCACATCGCTTCCATCGAGGCGGCGCTCGAAGCGGCATACGAGTCGCGGGAGGACGCGGCCCTGCGCGAGGCAGCCGTCGAGTTCGCGATGCAGTACGACGCCGACGTGGTCGCCACGACGTACTGGGAACCGATCATCGAGCAGCT